CTTCTTGAGTTTAAGGATTTTGCCGAACTTTTGGTGCTTCCAACCAATACTGTTCGGTTTTATCGCTCCAACACTCAAGACACTATCTTTGTGATCTTCCCCGTCCAGATCCCGAGCGCAGGTGCCACCATTGATTACTTCATCGACTCTACAGTCGATTGGCACCGCCTCACTGGCACATATTTGGTGCACCACCATGCCGAGAAGCCCACTGCTAAGCCTGGCACTCCCCATCTTACTAATGATGTGTCTCGCTTTCCTCTCGGCGATGTTGTTGGCTACAACGATTATCTTGCCTCCCATGGCCCTCGTTGTGAGGGTTTCTTCACCAGGCCCCAGATTCCAACCGGTGAGGGTGATTGTGGTGAGATGGTTGTTCATACCAACCATTCCCTTGGTAAGGGCCATCAGTACATTTTTGGCCAACATACCTCGGGTAATCGCAACAAGGTCAACCCCCAGTCAGCCTGCGCTCCAATGGCTAAGGAGTTCCTTCAGAATCTCCTGCGCCTTTGTCCTCCCGGTATTATCTCAGGACTCACTCGTGTCCCCAACCCCGTTCTCCAAACGGCTACCCCCTTGGTTAACCAGTCTCGTGTGGATTATATCAAGAAGCCGGTTGACGGTGAGTTGCCTAAGAGTGCCTCGCGCTTCATCAACCGCAAGAACAACATTGTTCCTTCGCTCGTTGTTGGTGCCCTTGATGGTATCTCCATCCCTGATCCCGTAACTGGTGAGATGTGTACCTTTGGTCCGTCCATGCACTACCCTGCTCCCGTGAAGGAAGCTGAGGACATGTTCTTTAAGACTCAGGCCACTGACTTTGTCTTCACCCCTGCTACTGATGCCCTCTATGGAGAGGCTACGGATGATTTCTTTGAGAACGTCCTGAAGCACACTCCTAAGCGCTTCTTCCGCCCACTTCCTACGTGGGATGAGGTTTTCAACGGTATTCCTGAGCTCGATATCCCTTCCATTGTCATCACCACTTCTGCTGGTGTTGTTCCCGGCTGCGTTAATGCAGGCCCTGGTAAGTCTGAGCACGTTGAGCGCGACGACAATGATCGTATTGTCGCTAAGGAGGGTGTCATTGCCCGCCTCGACAAGAAGTGGCAAGATGCCATTCGCGGTGAGATTGTCACCCCTATCCTCGTCGCTCAGCCTAAGGTTGAGCTCCGCCCCTGCGAGCCAACCACCGAAGAGACTGATGCCAAGCACATGCCGCGTGTTTCTATCCGCGACATTCTTGAGAGCTACTCTGTTAAGAGAGCTCGCAAGACTGAGACTATGGGCTTTGATGAGTCTATGATCGGCCGTAGGATGACGATGATATTCACTGCCGCTCTCGTTGCTGGCCGTATTGACAACCAGTCAGCCATCGGCACTACTCTCAATGGCTATGATGGCCAGAAGATCGCCAACCGTATCACCAATTGTGATGAAGAGGTGGATCTTGACGCCACTGACTACGATGCCTCCAACCCTGGACGCGCCGTTTATCACTATGGCCGTGGCCTTGGCTCCTTCAACAAGGCCACCCAGGGCGTTGATCCTAAGCAGACCATGGCTGTTGTGTCACTTATGAACCAGTGCCTTACTGTTTTCGGACGCTACATCTTTGCTAACAACTGCGAGACCCACTCTGGGCAACCCGATACCACTGGCTACAATGTTACCCGTGGCGCTTCTACTGTGCGCTATGCTTTCAAGCGTATGTGCCAGGATAACCCTAAGTGGGCTGTTACCCACTCCACTGTCTTTGATGACTGGTGCTTCTCCGTCCACTACGGGGATGATGTCCTTCTTGGCACCAATGCCAACCCATTCGACTTCTTTGCTATTCAGAAGTATGGGAAGGAGGTTAACGTTAAGTTTACCCCCGGAGATAAAAACTCCGTTGGCAAGCCATTCTGCGCCAAGGGGAAGTCCAAGTTCCTTGCACGCCGCTTCTATCGCCGTGATGGTATCTACATCTGGCGTCTTGAGTTCGCCACCATCAACTCCATCTACC